TAGAAAAACAAGAAAGAGTAAAACAAGAAAGTCTATTAGAAAAACAAGAAAGAGTAAAACAAGAAAGTCTATTAGAAAAACAAGAAAGAGTAAAACAAGAAAGTCTATTAGAAAAACAAGAAAATCATAAAGAAGATTTTTAATTTATATTATTAGAAAATTTTTATATTAATCTCTTTAAACAGATTAATATTTTATATTCCATTATAATTTATAATACAATTTCTTGAATAGATAATTATTGTTAGATAATTTCCAGCCCCACATTGATCATTTAATTTTGGATAAATACAATTAACAGTTCTTCCCCCATCTGGTGATCTAAGCCACCATCCTTTATAATTATCAGGTATATTATCTTTACACAAATTTTTTTTCCATATATACCTGAAACATGTAAGTGAAACAGAAGAAGCAAGATCTGTTCCACTATAATTAATACAAGGATTATTTTCAGTTTTTAAGTCTGAAAATACAATTATTAATATAATTATTATTATTAACAATAAAAATACTAAAAACTTAACACCCACTGTATCTTTCTAAAAAAAATCTTACCTTGATACATGTACTCATTTCAATATTATCAATATTTTCAGGATGAACTTTCATAATGTCTTCTATAACTATATAAAAGATTATAATGAATATAAATCAATTTTAAAAACTGTATAAAAGATAAGTTCTAATATAATAAAATGAGCAGAAGATATATTGAATTATATAGCGCAAATAGAAATAGAAATCAATACCCCCTACCTTCATCTTTTGAAGTTCCTTTTGCTCCAACAAGACAATTATTATATAACTATCACTCTTATGATCCTATTTGTTCTGGCCCTATCTACTACAAATGGAATGGAGGAACACCTACATTTTTAGCTCCTTGGCCAAACCCTCAAGCTGATTCATCATCAAGTCCTTCTTGTATTATACTTATATCAGCAACTAATTCATTATCTACTTGTCCAAACTATTATATAGGTTATAAATTAAACAGTTCTTCGGGTGAACTTAGAACTATTATATCATATGATCAAACATCATCAAAGTTTATATTAGATCAACCATTTACCTCACCAACTTATAAAACAGGAGATACATATTCAATTACAGATCCAAGTACAAATATAAAAATACATATACCATCGAAAGACATAAACGATAACTGTATTAAACAATATTCTGAAGCTTATAATGGTTGTTACATAGTAGATGAAACTCAGTCTTCAAAAACAACTATAATATATTCTCAAATTTTATCATACGATTTTGCAACTCAAATAGCAACATTAGATAAACCTCTTTCTTCATGGACGCCAAATGATCAATATACAATTAGAAAAACACTACCACAAGAAAAATACACTCTCACCTCTAACCCTGTACTAAACAGTGAAAATTTTATATTCAACTTAAAAGGACAAATTATAAATTCTTATTATACCAGTATATATAATCCTGTTATTGTTCCTGGTATAATAGTATCTTTAAATATAGGAGAAGGATACAAAGATACAAATTATTATGTTGGAAAGTATATCTATAATACAAGCAACTCAGCTAATCCACCTATTAATGGCGGTGGTGTATATGGTTTATATTATATAAAATCTTCTTTCTATAATCCTGATACCAATAAAGTAGAACTTCTTATAGATCCAAGTTCTATTCCTGAATTTACATGTCACTACTCATCTTCTATTTATACAGAAAATCCAAATATTCACGCCATAAAATCTGGAGATGTAATAAATATTGTAAATTATATGAGAGATAATTATTCCCCTCTTAATTATAACGGAAGTGTTGTTTCTCAAAGTGAAGTTGTTTGTTACGAAGTTTCTCTTATAAGTCTTATATTACCAAACTTAGTATTAAGATCAGGAGCAAGAATTGCATTTTACCCTTTTGTATATGTAGAATTTACTAATACAACTTCACCATCTGGATCATCAAGTAGTATAATTTATAGTAACAGTCCAAGTAGTAATAAAGCATTATTCATTGCTCCTATTTCTGATACAACTCAACCAATGAATAGCAGTTTTGTTAAGATTTATAGTAATATGGCTCAAACAATAAAATTTAAACCAAATGACTCCTTGAGATTTTCGGTATACTTACCGGACGGAAGACTATTTGAAACAATTGAACAAGATTTTCTAAGTCCATATCCACCAAATACTTTAATTCAAGTAAATGCTGTTTTTGGTATAAGAAGAATATAATAAGAATAATAAAAATAAAATAAGTTATTTATAATAAAAATATGAACCAAAACATTCTTATTGGATTAATTGCCGTATGTTTACTCGCCTTAATAATTGTTAACGTATCATCATGTGGATGCCCAAATAAAATAGATTCAGAAAATTATGTACCAGAATACTCTGGTAATAGTCCTAATTATAAAACATGTTCTAACTCTTATAGACTCTATGCTGACAGTTCTGAAAACCCAGATTCCTATCCAAGAAATAGATGTAAAGAATGTAAAGGTAATTCAGTAGAGACATTTATTGATACATCCAACACTTTTAAATTGTGTCCTCATAATTGTAGACAATATGGTGTAGCATTATGTGATCAAGGAAGTATGTTATAATTTTATAAATTTTATATATAAAATGGATACAAATCAAATGTTTTTAGTTATTCTATTAGTATTAATGTTGATAAACTCTGGTTTATCTATCGCTTTGTTAGCAAAAGTAAATAAATCTAAAGATAATTACGCTTACACTACTTCTTCAAAAGTCACACCAATAACAACTTCTAATTCTTCTCCTCAAACTTATTAAAATCAATAATAAAAATTAAAAAATCTCATATCTTATAAAATGGATACTAAAGAAGTTATAACAATTGCATTGCTAGTCTTATTAGTCGTAAATATCATCTTATCTTCAGTTGTTCTTTCAAAGGTTACATCTACAAAAGATAATTATGAAAACGAAGATGAATGGAAATAAGAAACTACATATATTATAAATTATTAATAATTTATAATTTATAATCTCTATTGAAGGAATTAAGACATAGGCATTGATCGTGGACCAACTGTCATAGATGCTTCATGTTCCCTTTCTTTCTGCATCTGCATTGCTCTTGTAACAATATTACCACCAGAATCACTTGTCTTTACGGATCTATCTGTCTTAATTGTTCGTTGTCTGTTCTCTATATCAATATCAAATTCTACTGACTTTGGTACATGCATATATGTGTTCATTGTCTGTCCTCTATTTATATCATTTCCGAGGTCTTCAATAGCTGTTGCGTTAATTAATTTTTGTTGTTTTTGTATGGAATCTTGTTTTGGTAGATTTTCTGGTATTAACTGGGATGTATTAAAATTATCATCAAGTTGTTGTATATTTGGTATTTGTTGAGACTGTTGTGATGTCTGTACCGGGGTATTTGTTGGAACAGTTATAGGATTTTTTTGTAATAGTTGTACTGGTTTAATATGGTGGGGAGGAATAGGAACTTGAAAAGGTTCTTGGTTCATCTGTTTTTTAATTTCTTTCATATATCTATTTAATAATTGAAAAGCTTTTTCTCCTTCAAATGCTTCTACATATCCTGTATCTTGATAGACACGTAAAATACAAGGAACTTCTTTAATATTTAGTTTAGTACTTTTTTCAAGTCTGTTTCTTGTTTTATTATTATCAATACATATAAGAGTAAATTCTTTTTCGAGCGTTTCTAATGATTCAATTGATTCGACAAATTTTCTTGAAGCTGGAGAGAATTTGCTATATAACAAGATGTTTGTATGTTCCATTTCTTTTGATTTTAAATTAATTATTTGATTTTAAATTTATATTAATAATATAAATGAGTAAATACGGAACTATTATTGATCCTGAACTTGCTAATTTGGGTATGGATCAAAATACAACCTTAGCGAATTCATTAGATTTGATAAATGGGTTAAATACAGACAGAAAATATGACCAAAGTATCGATTCGAATCAATATGTTGGATGGGACACTCAAACAAGCTGGAATCCGTTTTTAATGAAACTTTTTTCTAAACAGACAGTTAAAACAATACAACAAAAAACAAGCGAATATCTAATGGGAGTAGATGAACAAGGAAGAAGAATTCTTCCTTCTGAAAGAATTATTGAAAGCGCTCTTCTTGGTGTATTTAATAACCATAGACCGAATACAGGTGATATTTACGGAAAGTATACAGTTGTTAATGATAATAGTAGAGACGATTATACTTATATTGTAGATCAAGTTATCTCTCTATTAGTTAGAAATATAAGAAATGATTTAGAGATGCAGCGTAATAATAGTAAATTAACAATATGGACTACTCTAATGGGAGATTTTAATGAACATGGATTACGCCAACATGCTCCTATAAAGCTTAGAAATAAGAGACCAGATCCAATGTTGTTTCATATGAGATATTAGATATTAGAATGTAAAATTTATTTATTAAAGCTTTAATAAATAAAGTATGGATACGAAATATTGGGGGCCAGCTGGTCATAAACTATTACACTCTATCGCTTATTGTTATTCTTTTAATGGTTACGAAGAAGATATAAATAAAAATAAAATTATATCTTTTTTTAATTCAATCTACCATATTCTTCCTTGTATTTATTGTCGAAGATCATATAAAGAATATATAAAAGATATACCTTTACGATCCTTTTTAAAAAAGAGTAGTAAAAATAATATGTTTAAATGGATTTATCTCATTCATAACAAAATTAATGATAAATTAAGAAAACAGGGTTATTTGTCACAAAAAAACCCAAAATATGAGACAGTTCTCTCTAAATATAATAAATATGTTAAAAAAATAAAAAAGTGTTCTATTATTGGTTGGGAATTTTTATACTCTATTATTTTTGATTATCCCCAATATAGTTTTGAATTATCAGAAACAAGATATAATGGATATATAATATTTTTCACAAATCTTCAGTATTTATTACCTTGTAAAAAAGTAAGAAATATCTATAAAAATCATTTAGAAAAATACCCTATAGAAGAAAATATGAAAACAAGAAATGATTTTAAAAAATGGCTCTATAAATTTGAAGAAAAAGTAAGAAAGAATTGTTGTAGCTTTGAAAAGAGATGTAAGAAGGTTTTAAAATATAAAGTTAATAATTGTAATAATAACTCATGTAGAAAAGATTAAATATTATAATAATTTTTATATTTTCCCAACTTCTCTTTCCTTTTTAATCTCGTCTTCAAGATCTCTTTGATATTCTTCTTCTTCTTTATTTTCTTTATCAAGCATATTTTCAAAAACATTAACAAATATCTCATCATAATCTATATCTTTATAAGGATTATATGTCATATATTTGGGATGTTGATCTATTTTATGATTTAAAACTATATTAAAAGCTTTCATAATATTAGTAGTATAAAAATATGTTACCGATGGACTACTCTTATATTTATTATAATCTGAATCACTTAGTTTATCAGCTAAAGTCTTTCGATTAAAATGTTTTTCAGAAAGTTCATTAGCTTTTAATCTTAATATTTTGTCTATTATTCTAATTATTTCATTTGTATCTAATAATAAATTAAGTTTTGGTTTTCCTAATTCTTTATTAACTTTGTCATTTAAACCCATACCAGCCATAATTTTTTTTAATGCTTCATTATCATCTAATTTTTTAAAATGTTTAGATTCCATCTCATCAGGTATTAGTTTATTTCTTGCCACCTTTCTTGAGGTCTTTCTTGCCACCTTTCTTGAGGTCTTTCTTGCCACCTTTCTTGAGGTCTTTCTTGCCACCTTTCTTGAGGTCTTTCTTGCCACCTTTCTTGAGGTCTTTCTTATAGATTTACGGGGTGGCATATTTATATATATATATATTTTATAATTTATTTACTTGGAGTTTTTTTACCCATTTTGGAAAATTTACAGCCTTGTTTTTTCCAAAAGTTTTTTGACTTTGGTGATTTTTTCATTGATTCTTTAGCTAAAAGATGATCTGGAAAATAAAAAGTTTTACCACATGTTAGAAATGAATTAACACGGGCTATAGCCCATGACTGTTGTGAAGCACCAGGTCTATGTGATCCTCCTCTCCAAGCGGCTTTTCCTTTCTTATCAACTTTCTTTAATATTTCAAGTGGGACTCCTGATATTTTACTTTTTTCTTTAAGAGTTTTGGCGTCTTTATAAGTTTTATTCCACTTTTCAGTATATTTTGATAATTTGGGAGATTTCTTTTTATCAGTTTTTAGAGGAGAATAATTTTTTTTTCCAGATTTTCTTTCTTTAAGTTGATTATATTTGATATCAAATTTTTTTTCAAGTCTTTCTTCTTTAGATAATCCTTCTAAATAACGAGGAGCATATTTATACTTTTTTAGATACTTCTTTACTATATCTAAAACATCTTCTTTATTACCTGTGCATGTAAGATCAGCAAGTTTACAAAATTTTTTGAGTTTATCCAATGTTGGCATTTTTATTTATATTTATTAATAAAAATTTAATATTATTCTAAATATATTAGTAGAAATGTCTTTACAATTTAATTCCTTAAAAATATAATATAAATTCTTTATATAAATAATGGCAGCATTAGCTGATTTACCCGATGTAAATAAGTTTATTAAAGAATTAAACTATGATATACCTGTTTGTTCAAGTCCATTTAAAGAATATAATAATGATTTTGATAAAATGTCTCATAAAAAAGAGTGGGGTATTGTTGAGAATAAGATAAAAAATTTTGTAACACAAAATGTTATAAGTAAAGATGGGTATTTAAGAGATGGTTTAAAACTTTATCATTCTACTCTAAATCCAGAGTTAGATTTTGAAGAATTTCAAAAAGATAAAATGACTTTTTTTGGATTAGATATTGTTATTTCAATGTGGTATATAATGGAAATGGCAGAAGGTAAAAAAAAATATGAAGAAATAGTAGAAAGAAAAAAACCTGGCCAGCTTCCAGAATATGGTTATCTTTATGAATTTGAACTTAAAAAACCTTTAAAAGTAGATAAATATTTACAAGCTATATATAATCATCCAGGAGAAGATGAAGATTGTTATATTAAATTAGGAACATGTGTACACCCACAAATAACTTTTCATGGAAAAAGCAGACAAGAACAAGGACCTTTTGATATATCTATTGAGATTACTTTAGGACATACATCTCTTTCATATTTAGGTCTTTTAAAGAGATATAAGGTCTCGGTAGACTATCTAAATTTATTCAGATCTTATCCCTTATCAGCTCTTGATATAGTAGCCTATACAGATGATGGAGATGATATGATTACTTTTATAAAGACTAGTGAATTAAGAAATATCAAAATGCCATCTATTCCAAGTAGAGAATCAATATCAAAAAACTTCTTTCAATTTAAATCAAAGTCAAAAAAAGTTAATAATAAAACAAGAAAGAGTAAAACAAGAAAGAGTAAAACAAGAAAGAGTAAAACAAGAAAGAGTAAAACAAGAAAGAGTAAAACAAGAAAGAGTAAAACAAGAAAGAGTAAAACAAGAAAGAGTAA